CATTGCGGCCTTCGCGGATTTGACTACCGGCACCTGCCCGGTTCACCAAATCCGCGAAGGCCGCAATGACCTGCATCGGTTCGGCGGTGGGATCGAGATATGCCTGTTTCATGCCGTTCATGATCGCACCTCCTGATAATGACGGAGTGCTTCCCTACTCGAAATGCGGAGTGCTTCCCTGCGCTCCGGATAACCCTACTGAATCTTCGCCGGCTCCGTGCCGGTCACTTCGTTCAGCCACGGAATTCCGGGGACGACCTCGGCATCGGCATCGCCCTCTTTCACCTTGGTGTCATCGGCCTCGGATGCGCGGTTCTTTCCCATCCACGCGAACTTGGCCGCGGGCGGGGAAATCTTCTCTGCCAGGCGGGTGTCGTCACCGTCCTGCAGGTCTTTGATCACGCTCTCCAACACAGGGACCTTCTCCATAGCTTCCCTGGCCTCGGCGACGAACGCACTCAGGTCGTCCATTCCGAATGCCTTGGAAATCTGATCGAGAAGTGCCGGGTCGAGTGCCGGGGCCTTGGCTTTCGCCTTGGCAACGGCCTTCGGGGCCTCATCGCCCCCTTCCTCTTCCACCTCTTCGACGACGACTTCCACATCGTCGCCGGCCACGGCCTTGACGGCAGCCGTGATCTCATCGGTGGTGGCACCCTTGGCTTTCTGTTCCACTCCGGCGTTCTCCAAGGCTTCCTGCTTCATGCCGGTCCTAGCCATGAAGGCATCGGCCTTCTCTTTGCTTCCCAAGAGTGCGGCCAGGTACTCATCTTTCTTCATGTCAACCTCCTTGACAATGACCGAAAAATCGGTGAACGGATTAGCCGCATCTTCAAGGGGCAAATCCGAAACCTCCGCAAGGCGATATTTCGTAACTACGCGGGGATCGTCTGATTCTCGCAACCCGATCCCCTGCAGGGACATTCCGAGGTCGGCCACGGCCTTGGCCTTGAACAGCGCGGCGGCCTCGTCCTTTTCCAGTTTACCACTCATGATCAGGAACCCCCTGTCGAAGTTCCAATAGTCGACAGGGTTCTGCCGTTCGGTGCCCGGCGTGTGCCAGGTCATGAACTGCGGGGCGGCCTCGGGGTTCTTGTCCAGGAAGTCGACGTACTCCTGGTGGGCTTCCTTGGAGATAATGTCGCCCTGCCAATCGATGAAGTTGTTGGACACCCAACCCACCCACCGGAAGTCGCCTTTGGCATCCTTCTCGATGATGATTGAACTGACATCGCCTTCCTTGGCCATTCCGATTCCCATGCGCTTGGCGGCAGCATGGATCTTGGGAAGGGCTGCCTTGGCATCGGCCCCGGCCGATCCGCCGCGCTTCATCATCTGCGCCGCGCGGGCGAGGGCATTGCGCACATGGGCTTTGTCGTGGATGGGGTATTTCTTGATCTTCTGACCGTTGCGCTCGGTGACGAGGGCGAACTGCCCTTCACCCAACTTCTTCCGGCCGGCTGAGGTGAGGACTGCCTTGGAGAACATATCCCCGATGCGCTCACCGAGTCCGGTGTGGCGCCGATCAGTGGCTATCAGGGCCTCCAATGCCAGGAGGTCCATGTCCTTCTCCATCGTAGTGCTGCGGATGATGGAGTCCACGCGCTTCTGGAATGCCGGCCCCAGGGCTGAGATCGCCTTGGCCTTCTGTCCGGGGTCCATTCCAGAGTCCCACAAGATGTTGTCGACGAGCCGGCGAACATCGTTGGTGGTGCCCCGGATCTGTTCGGACTGTTCCTGGACTTTGCGCTCCGCATCAAGCTCATCGAATGTGGTGACCCCCATCGGAATGTAGGATGATGCGACTTCCGGATACCCGTAGTCCTTCTTCACCTCGGCCACAGGTGCGACCTCGGGCTGATCGTCGGGCTCCGGCTCATTGTCGGCCCCATCGCCATCCTCGTCCTCAGGATCAGGAATTGGATTGCCCGAGAGATCGACAATGGGTGCGGTGCCTGTCTCGTCTATGATCGGCGCATTGGCGATGTCATCGCCAATTTCCTCGATCTCGTCGCCGGCATCCAGGTTGATGTCTTCCTCTTCCAGGACGGCATCAGTGACCCTTTTCTTGGCAAGGCGATTCGCAACGGCACGATCATGCCGTTCCTTCTTGCGGGCAGCCTTCTGCTCACGATTCATGGCAACCTCACCTTGTCCATATTATACCATTTCTACACGCATTAGCGGGCCCCCTGAGCGATGGCCTCGTTCATTTCGTCTTCGAAGGTACCGGCATATTCTTGGGCAATGGTCCAATCAAACTCCCTGGCCTCGAAGCCTGGGTGTCGTCGCACCATCCCGGTGCGGACAAAATCGCCAAATCGGCTGTATGACCGGCTGTTCAGGCTCCGTGGCCGGGTGCCGGCACGATATCCAACCTGAAAACGCAGCATCCGTGCCCGGCGAGGGCGAATGATGTGGGCACGGGCGCCCTCGTTGAGCAAGGCATATTTGTCTGCGTAGGGGCCGGCAGGATGCACGAAGATGCCCAACTGGTTGGCGGTGTCGATGCGCTTGGCGGTGAAGTAGGGTGCTTTGTTCCATCCCTCGACGGTGCGACGGAATAGAGCCCGAATGTTCGGGGATGTGGAGTGGTTCTGCGCGTCGATGATGGCGCGCCGGACTCTCTCCGTATTGATGATTTCTTTCGGCACGGTGACGGTGATCTTGATGAACGGCATGATCAGGCGATGGCCTCGATCTCGGTCAGGTACACGCTGTCGGCCAAGCTCCCGAACTGTGCATCGGCAATGGAGTTGAAGGCGTTCCGAATCTGCTGCAGATAGACCGACTTCGACAGGGACCCAAACTGACCATCGGCTACGCTCAGGATGGCATTCCTGATCTGTTGCAGGTATATGGTTTCGTTAAGGCTACCTTTGGCAGTCGCCGTGGCAGAAAGGACGGCATCCCTGATCTGCTGCAGGTACACGGCAGAGTCGAGATCACCATTCTTGTGTCCGGTGTTGGCCACATTGAGAACTGCGTCCCGAATCCGCTGAAGCACCTTGTTGTCAAGCATGGTTATCTCCCAGTGAAGGCTTTCCTCAGCCGATCACCCACGGTCTGATTGGGCTTCCCGGTGGTCTGCCGGCCGGCATCCTCGACGATGGTGTTCCCGCCTGTCTGCCCGACCAAATTCCGGCTCGGGTCGACAATGCTCAGGCCAAAGTCCTCTGGAACGCCGGCGATGGTTTCGTCTGTATAGATGCCGCGCTTGACGAGATCCTTGCGGGCGGCATCCGGTGTGATAATTCCTGACCGTGTGGCGATGGCCATTTCCTCCAACGCCTTGGTCCGGACTTCCTGCTTCTCCAACTCCTCTTGCTCGTCCTTGTCGTTGAAGCGCATTTCGACGTTGCGGGGGAAGGCGCCGTAGTTCCTGAGCCCATCCACCAAATGGCGCATGAAGACCGCAGGGTTCTTCCCACTGGCCTTCCGGTGCAGAATCATCGACTGTTGGCTCGATCCGATGTTTCCGCCCGGCAATGGGGCGAATTCCTGATAGTCCACACCAAAGGCAAGGGCGAGGCCGGAGATATACCAACGCATTTCCTGGTCAAGGTCAAACCCATCTGGAAGGCTTGCCAGGTCGATACTGGCGGTGCTGACGGGTTTCTCGGGGTCCAAGGATGCCATGATGGCCGGCAATAGGAATCGCACCATGCCGGTGTTGTTGGCTTCTTCCTGCCCCCGCTTCAGTTCGTCCTTGATCTCCTGCCGACTGACTCCGCTGACAAAGTGAATTTGCTTGAAGTGGCGACCCGATATCTTCTCGTCCTTATACAGGAAGATGCTGCGCATGATCTGTGCCACGCGCAGGGCCCTGGTGGTGGCGCAGTAGCCTACCCCGTTCATTTTCTCGATCGCCGATGGGTAGTCCGAGTACGGGATGACTTGGAACCATGACAACTTGTGCCGGCCACCCTGCCGATCGGTGTAGATGATCGGGTACTCAGGGTTCCCGGTGCGGGTGCATTGGTTGCTGTCCAGATGTCCGATCCCGATCACGGGGGCGTTCTCGTTCTTGAATTTGCTTGCGGCATCCGTCCCCGGATCCCGAATCAGCTCGATAAAGGCCCCGTTGTCCTGGGTGAATAGGTCTTGGCTGAATTTCTCGATGAACGGTACCCACCCGAAGGTGTCGCCGGCGATGGCTGCCTGTAGCATTTCGGTGACGGCTTTCGCAAGGGCATCCGGGCCCTTGATCTCCCAATCGAGGGTGGCGTTCCTGTACGACACACTGGCGATGGCGCCGGCAAGGTAGGTTTCGGTGGGCCAAAACTCTCTCAGTTCTCGATCACGCCTGACAACGCTCTTTCCCCAGGGGGTGATGGCATCCGCAGCCGATGCGATGTTCCATGTCCACGTGAATCCCTGCAGTCCGTCAACAGCCTCGGGAAACTTCTGAACACTCGCATCGATGGCCTCTTCCGGAAACTGGTTACGAGGCTTCAGGGCCGGTGGGCGCCCTACCTGGGTATCGTTGTCAGCCATTGGCTACTCCACGGTTCTTCATGAAGAAGTGACCCAACACTTTCCCGGTCACATTCCCGCTCCCATCGATCTCATGCACGGCCTGGGATACGCCGGTGGATTTCTCTATGAGTTTCCGTATCCCACCGGGCATCTTGATGACGATGCCGGCCATAGGGTTGAATTTGGGAAGGTCGGGAAGTAGCCGGGTTTTGGGGTTGCATTCTTCCAAATGGACGAATCCGTTCATGTACTGAATCATTTCCCCACCCTCTTGCTGACACTTCAGACACTTCACGTGGTTCATGCGGGTGATCCTAGACGGAAGTATCCGCTGCTCTGCAGTCAGCTTGAGGGTGGTCCCGCAGGATGCGGGTTCGCCCGGCGTGAGTGGGTGCGCCGGCGTACAGAATGGGCACACGATCTGTACGCCTTGGTCGGTGCGCACCATCTTGGGAAAAGCCTCCCGTATCCTGAACGGGGGCTTGGGTAGGCTTCCGTGGCGGTGACTCATGAGTAGTTTTCCCTGTTTCTGTATCGGGGGAATCTCTTATGGCGGGCATTCAGACTGTCTAAGTTTCGCCCAATGTCTCGAATCTTCTTCGTCCTGACTCGGACGCGAAGTTTCTTTTTCTTGGGGGCCGTGCCAGTACCAGGCATGTCAGAATCTACTTCCCGCTCTTGCCGCTCGGCCCAACGGTGTAACGCTCTTTAGGGGCATACGGATTCTTGGGGAATTTCCTCTTGGTCTGCCCCTTTTCCGTGGCCCTGCGCTTGACGGTCACAACGAGGCGCACTTTCCTTGGCTTCTTTGTGGGGGGTGTTCCTGTACCTGGCATGTCATCCTCCTACAGATTGAGTCTTAGCAGTTCGTGCGACATCATGCTCATGCACACCGCAAGGTCGATCTTCAGTTTGTCGGCCCGCTTGACGAGTCTCAACTTCCGATCTTCCTTGTCGACCAACGCATCGGCATTCTGGATATGTTCGGCAAGATCACTCTCGCCTCGGTGCCATATGCGCCGGCCCATGATCAGGTCTTTCAACTGCCCATCGGCGATCAGCCTGTCATCACCCTGGGAGAAAGCCTTGAACCACGCAAGATGTTCCTTGCCAAGGCGGGTAGCCAGGTCGTGGAGCTGATGGGGGTCGTAGGTGACCTCAATCACATTATACTTCTTCACAAGGTCACGAATCACAAGCTCGGGGCCTTTGTTCTCCGGGGTGCCTACATAATCAATCTTGCCGCGCTTGGGCGGGACCCACTTCTGGACATATTCCGTCAGGATTTCGTCGTGGTGAGCGGGATCCGGGTTTCGGCAGCCCATCACCAACCCGAAACAGTCATTGCTCACGGCAGCATCCAGGGCGATGACATGCGGATAATTGTCGGGAACCTTGGGCCATTCGTCTTGGGTGCGCGCGCAGTGGTACCACCACTCCATCGGGATGAATGTCTCTGTGGAAGACACCCATTGGTTGCGGTGGATACGGGCAAACTGGTTGGCCTGTAGGACACGCTCCTCCGAGGCGTAGTATTCCGGTGTTTGCCACGGGCACCTCGGGAGAGTGTTCCAAAGGCAGAACATCCTCGCCTCTTTGTTGACGTACAGTTCAAGCGGCTGCGGTTCTCCGCCTGTGACCGGATACAGTCGATCAGGCCACAGTTGTTCGCCTTCCTTGGCTCCCATTTCGTATAGTGAATATAGAAGTTCTGCCTCTTCAGCCCAACCAGCATAAGACTCCACCCAACGAAAAGACATGCCATGCTTGGTGGGCGAGTTGGTCATTTCTGCCCACATATTCTGCTTGGCATCCTCGTTGGCACCCCACAACTCGCTCCAAGTCATTTGGTCAGCATTGGACCCGGCCTCGCCCGAAGGGTCGATCGGAATCGCCTCGATGATGGAGCCACTTGGGGATGTGATCGTATAGCCCTGGCGCTTCCACCGCTTCCGCATGTTGGGATTGAGCTGAATCGCACGGCGGATGTACTTGTTCACCCGGCTGTCGGCCTGTTTCAGGTCGTTAGCGATGATGTAGAACTCCCCCCACTCGGTGAAGTTCGCCCGGTAGAGATTGACGGCCGCGGCGATGGAACTCTTGGCCGACTTTTTGATGTCCGACCACACGATCAGGGAATACTTGTAGTGACCGTTCTCGTCCTTGGAAAGTGCCTCGGTGAGGGCATCCCGCTGATATTGCTGCAGATTCATCCGGCCCCGGAGATCGGGGTCGCGCTTAGTTTCGGGGATAAAGAAGTGCTTTTCAATCCACTGAACTGGCGACGGAATCGATGATCTCTCTGCCGCTTCCCCCAAATCCTGGATCAACTTCTCGGCTACTTCGGTCCCCAATGAGTTTGGCAAATTCATATTCGATCCTTTTCAATAACCGGCCACGGATGGTGTCGTCGATAATAATGGAACCCGCAGCCTCGATGATAGACCCCAAGAGTTTGGCAGCCAGTTCGTAGGCATCCTCGGCGGTCAGGATGGCCTTCAGATCTTTGGCGATCTTCACTTCGGACTCGACCATCTTACGGTCAAGTTCCAAGGCATCGAACATCTGTTGCCAAGCAGCGTAATCGTGGAAAGCGGACTCGAATGCTGCTTCGAGTTGGAAGCGAATCTTGATTGCGTCCGGCCCATCCCCAGACCCGCCCCCTACCTCCCGGTACTCTCTCCACAACTTCATGATCCTTTCGAGCCGGTCAGGGGCCTCGTTGAGATCGATGCGCTCGGCAAGTTGCTGCACCCGCTGGCGAATGATTGCCATCGAGTGCCGATTGGACAGGAATCGGCCATCTTCCTTAAGTTCGATGTATTTGGCGGCAAGCCGGGATATCTGGAAGCGGGAGTGTTCTCCGGTCACGATAGCCTTCCCTGGCCCGTACCACCCACGGCTTGGTGCCGGGCCTCCATGTTGGCGACAATGTTCCGACCCAAAGGCCGGGGGGTTTGCGCAATGCAAGTCATGCCCGCAGTCCGGGCAGGTTTCGACCAACTCGGGGGTTGTGAAGTGCCTCTTGCAGTTCGGGCAGTTGTGACGGAGGTGCTTGCACTTCGCAACCACATCAAAGCGACTCCCAATTCCAATCGTGTTCAAACATTCCAGTTCCCCTCTTCGAGTGCTTGGCTCGGATCGACCACCATCGCGGCCACGATTGCGTGACAGACGGCAGAGTGGACACTTTCCTGAACCTTGATGTCGTCGGACTGCGCATAGACAATGCCTGACTTCGGAAGGGTAGCGAGGCGATTCCGAGGATCAGGACTGCCAGTAATGATGACAAGGCGACCAGGACCGGCCTGGGTGGCGGCCTCGACGACATTGCGTGATCGTCCGCTACAGGAAATGGCCACCAAGCAGTCCTTCCCTGTCAAGAAAAGGTCCAATGGATGGGAATACATCGAGTCCCATCCGTTGTCGTTGCCGTAGGCCGTTATCGTGGGCGTGAGATCGGGGAGCGCAATGGCCCTGAGCTGCGCAATCTTCCGAAGATCGTTGGCGAAATGACTTGCTGTGGCTGCCGATCCCCCGTTGCCGATTATCCATGCAGTTCCGCTTTGTTCCTTGACTGTAGCCAGTTTCCTGGCGATCACAGCCACGCTTTCCGGATCCACCTGGGATAGGGCGGTTGCAACCGCTGTGAAGTGACCGGTGATGCGCTGAATGGTTGTCATGACCGAATTATACGCTGAAACATGACCTACGAAAACATAGGGGGAGCGAATGGGGGTTTGAAAATCGGGCCAAGCGTGTAAGAAGGGGTGTGCGTACCTGGAAAGCGAAAAATGAGCAAAAATCGTTTTTGATCATAGAAAATTTGTGCTAAGAAACCTGGCGCCCGCCTTATGGTAGGCATAATGTCAATTGTCATTACCTTACAGGCCCATTACATGCCATATTCCCCTATTCCAAGCACTTGACATTACCATGCGCATACTGTATACTAATGTCAAGTGTAAGACTGAGTAGAAAAAAATTTCCGCAAGCGAAAACGCGAAAGGATAAAGCCGATGCTAGACCTACTGCAGATTACACCTCTACAATTTGCGATCGGCGCCGGAATAGCATTATCCGGCCTGGTACTTGTCTCATTCTTGCATACCATATTTGACGCCTTCAAATAGGCGCCCAGGATCACAGGCCCAGGCGCCGGCCTTATAGGCGCCGGAGGCAACATTGCCATGTTGACACAATTTGTTAGTGTATACGTTCCAAGTACAAATGGCGCCGGGAGAATCCCCAAGGCCTCACACAATGCGGCCGTGAGGCGCGTCGCGAGTGAATTGTCAAGGATCCTTGGAGGCGCGACGGCCTATCCCGCGCGGGGATTCTGGAATTCAGATACGGCCGGCCTAGTGGAGGAATCAATCACAATTGTACGATCGTACTATATCCCCTCCCAGGCCCAGGAGGCCCAGGATATATGTCACGCGTTGGCGGCCGGAATCAAGGCTGAATTTGCACAAGAGGCCGTTACCATCGAAACGGAATCGGGAATCGAATTCATATAACGGCCGATCGGCCTGTGAATCCCATGCCGGGATTCACAGGCCTGGTAAGGCCTCCGGGATAATCCGGGAGGCCTTACCAGGCCCATAAAGGCCCAAGGTCAAGGCGCCGGCCTCCGATCGGCGCCGGGAGGCAGTATAGCCATGTTGACAAATTTTGTGAGCGTATATGTCCCAAGTACAAATGCAGCCGGGAGGATCCCCAAGGCCTCCCATA